TTTTACTAGGGTCTAAGTCCGGAATTAACATACCTGCACTTAACATCTTAGTAATACGTTTATTCATAAACGGCCATTCAGGATCTCGTGTAACAATTGGTGTATATACAATGTCACAATCTTGTAAAAAGCTATTATATGATATTAGTTCTGCTTGCTCTCTAACACTCCAGGCTACATGTATACGGTCAAAGTGATCATACGTTGTAGGGTCTCTTAGAAGCGATATAAACGGTGCTATACCGGTGCCAGTAGCAAGTAGATATAAGTTATTGCCAAGTTCTATATTAGCAAGTGTAAGCGTTCCTGTAGGCTTAGTACCTACTTCTAACTCATCACCTACTTTGATATGCTGTAGTCTACTAGTAAGAGGACCATCTGGAACTTTAATACTATAAAATTCTAAATATTCGTCATATGGACCATTTGTAAAAGAGTACGCCCGCATAACATCATTATCGCCCATACCTATCATTGTAAATTCACCTGCTGTAAATCTATATGTACTAGGACGTTCTGTACGTATACGAAATAATGTATCTGTATAATGCTGTACTTCTGTTACTTTTAAGTTCATAATACCTCTGTTAGGTTGAACGTGTTCCGTCAAAAACACAAATAAACTCTAATCCGTAGTCAGTGTTATTGTGTACTTTATGGAATACATTATCTTTGATTAGAACAGTATCGCCTTCGTAAACGTCAAATATTTCATGATCGAGTTCCATTTGTCCTTTGCCTTTTATAAAGATATAAACTTCTTCTTGTCCAGCATGCCTATGTCCAGTGGTACTCTTACCTGCATTTAATCTTGTACTACTTACTACTAAATTTTTTAATTCAGTGTTGTCTTTAACGATATAACGATCGTCATCTTTAACAACAGATCCCCCAATATCCCAAGCACCGTATTTCATTTATTTTCTCCGATTGTTTTTATGTTTAGTATTGTTATTTAGGTTTTCTTGATGTTCTTCTAACAATTCACGGACGTCTTGAAGATGATAAATTACATCTTCAATCATGTCTAAGTCTTTTTGTTTATCAGTATCAAGTTCAACTTCTAGTTTTACTTTCATATTAGTCTCCGAAGTCAAACAAACTTGTAAATGTATTGTGACGCTTAGTATCCTCTAGCGGATAGTCTAGCACACCAATCAAGTTGTCTAACTTATTATCAATGATAGTTTCTGCCATAGCCGCATCGTCAAATGGCAACTCCTTGAACCAGTCAGGTAACCGTAGCTCGTCTGTTGGATAAGCAACACTTGTATACCCTAGTGGATTTTGTTTAAGTTTACAAACAATAACTTTCATACCGTCAACAATCTCTTGCGAGTACTTGTCTCCGTTCATACGCTTTAGTGTATTCCAGTTAATGCTTGCCCGTACATGCCCAGGCATGTTTGCTTTACCTTGTTTTTCTTCTAAACGCCTGTAGTGTCCAACTTTGTTTGCACGTTTAGGTGAACCTTTCTCCCAACCAGGACGTTCACTAAACTCCTTACGGAATACAGTAATACGTTCTAGTACATCTTCTCGTGGTTTATCTGTAAGTACCATTAGCAATAGTTCACTTAGGAACTCCTGCATAAACACAGGTGTATCTGATCTACGCAAGTCCAATCCCATTGCTTTTACTTTACCAGGTTTACCGTCTACATCTGTTCTAAAGCCTTCGTTGTCTACAACTAGTGCCGCATAACGCTTCTTAGTAATATACAAACCTGACCTTGCAACAATTTCCCTACCTGCTGCAATAACATCTGATCTGCTCTTTGGACAATGAAACGAATCAGCCATCATATCTGCAAACGTACTATCCACAGCTTCACTTACTTGGTCGTAAAGTGTAATAGCATTTTCAGTATTCCAAGGAATTTTTCCTGCTTCGATGTCTGCTTTTAATGTTGGATATGCACTAAAGTAAACAGAGTCAGTATCGCCATATATAACAGCATCACCTACATGATCATATGTGCCTGTAATAACTTTGTTTGCTTCTGCACTCATATGTTTAACAATAGTACGTCCTGTTAGTGTAGTACTCTGGCCAATACGTTTATCAAAAAAGCGACACCCAGGATTAAGAATAGCACCATAAAGACTGTTAAGATTAATTTTTTTGACAAGTTGTCTTTTGTCCCAATATTCAATTTCTGTTTCATTGCCTGCATCTTTTGCCTTCTTCAGCATTGCCTGTAGTTCTTTACGTTCACTATACCAACGCTTTAGAATTCCTGGAATAACACCTTCAAACTCTGTTGTAAAGATTGTACCATTAGCACTAAGCATCCAAGGCTGATTACTGTCAAATATTACTTTATAAAGTTCAGCACCGCTTAGTACATCACTACCACCTGACTCCCAGTCGATAGTTAGTGCAATGTCTTTACGTTGCTCCATAACAGCTTCGTATTCTTCTGTGCTAAAGCGTCCTTCCCAGCTACCTGCAAAGGATTTCTTCTTTAGACCCATATCTTCTGTTACTCTAGCATCTGAAATCTCTGGACGTATTTGTCCTACAACAGTTTCTGGAGCCATATTTAATGCACGAATAACACTTGGATACAGACTGTTTAAGTCCATACTTGCAATCCACTTGTGCAAACCTTTCTTAGGAAACGCTACATATGCACCAGCGGCTTGTGTGTTTTCATCATCACGTTTTGCTCTGTTAGGAACTTGCAATCCTCTATGCCAAGCTTCATTAACAATAGCTTGTTCTGTAACAGCAACAGCACCCATAGTGGTCTGTAGCATAACAGTATTAGCATGTGCAAGTTCGTTACTAAGATCAATAAATCTTAGTTTTTTGTCCAGCTTGTCCAGTAGTGCGGTATCTTGTATGTTGTATTCGATGAACTTTCTAAAGTCATTGTTGTACAACTGGTCCAAAGTGCCTTCATAAGGAACTTTATTTTCACCAACTTCGATTTCGCCAATGGCATCAAGTCTATATGTATGTCTTTCTTCATATGTGTATTTACGATATAAATTCAAACTATCTAGATGCACTCTGCCTATTAGGTCAAAGGTAACAGCTGATTTACCATACTTTTCATATTCACGTTTCTTAGGAAGTTGTCCCCACAAACAAAATCTACGTGTGTCATCTTTGCTTAGTACACGACTAGTTCTGTTTACTGTGTATGGAATATCATATCCTTCACTGTTCCATCCACTCAAGATATCAGCATCTTCGATCAGCGTTAAGAAAGTGTCAATCATTTCACCTTCTTTTTCAAACAACATTACGTTGTCAATGCCTTCAAGTGTTTTCTTTGCTTCGTCCATAGTTAGTGTCTTAGGAGGAACAGCAAGACAGATCATTGTCTCCATCCATTGTAAGTATACTGAAATACTTGTAATAGGCATAAACGGATCACTTGGATCAGCAAAGCCACGCTCTGGATCAAAGTCTGTCTCAATATCGAAGAAAGCAATGTTTAGTTTAGGAGCATCCTGATTAAGATAGTTCTCACTCAAACATTGAAAAATTGGATTAATGTCGCTTTCAAACAGTTCTTTGTCTCTGTTAATAGCAACTTCTTTGCGAAAGTCTTTTGTGTTCTTGCATACAACTCGCGACAACGGATCCCCATATACGCTTTTGTACTTGCCCTTAAGGTCTTTATAGTAGAATGTATATTTTGCTTGATACTCTCGAAAGCTTCTTTTACCATCTTTGCGCTCAACTACACGAATAATATCGGAGTCGCGATCAAATAGTGCGTCTACATAACTCATTTATTCTCCTCTGTTGCTTTTGGCCAACATACCTCTACATGCCTATACGGCGAATTTATGTTTATATTATAACGTATTTTTCTGTGTTAGTCAAGTAAATTTTCGTTAATAATTTTCATAATTTTTTTATTATATTTTGCTTGTACAAATGCGTTATAGTTTTCTACTAATTTTGAAGGGACAAACGGGTGTTTCGTATGAAACTTATACGTAAGAATGTTTTTAAGTATATTGTTATTATTAAATGCTTCTGCATCAAACCTAACCAATCTTACTTTTTCGTCTGTATTAAATTTGTAATAGCATATTGCATCGTCCATTTTTATGTCGATAATAGTATTTTGTTTTTTTAATTTAAATGTAGGCTTTACTGGCCTAAACCATTTATTAATGTTAAATGTAGCACTAACACCCATACTACCATTTGTAAAATCTGTTTCTTCGTAGTAAGGATGTAATTGCGACATAGTTAAATCTTCGTTACAATAGAACAAATATGTCGGCGAAGCTAATTGTACAATTCTCTCAGGACCTATAGTACCAACAAGTTGTTGTACAAACTCAAGTTCTTGTTTATACTTGCTATTACAACTAGTAAAGTCTTCATTAAATGTAAGATGTAAGTCTATAGGCGATTTTATTTTGAATGTGTTCATACATTCGTTAATAATAGCCGGACATCGACCAGCTAACTCACCAAAAAATTCTGATGGTACAATATCTTTTATAAGACTTTCTGGTTCTTTGTATCTAAGCTCACTAACTGATGAGCTAGATTGTTCCGGAAAAGACGCCCAATAAACTGTTTTCATTTACCACCAACCTGCAGCTACACCGTAGCCAAATACATTTACAATAGCAAAGTAAAATGTTAACAACATTACCCAAGCCGCACCTCTACGGTAAGCGGCATAGCATTGTGTTACACTACCTACAAAAAACCCAGGATACACTATAAGCATATTAGGATCTTTAGCTGTTAGAGCCAGAGTCATACTTGCACCTACTGTAAATATAAAACTTACTAATTCAAAATAAAATGCAGTACGATCACTAGTATAGCTATCTACCCAAAAATCTTTTATGCGACTGATCACTTATCATAACCAAGTGTAACGATTAGTGTTTCTAAATCGTCATAAGCATCAGCATGATTGTCCCAGTCACGTTTTTGTGCAATTTTAATTGCTTTGTTAATTAATGAAGGTTTAATGTCTAGTTCTTCTGCTACTGCTTTCACAGTATCTTTAAGTCCTGCATTTAGATCTTCTACTTCTTGTAGTACTGTTACGCCTTCGCGAACAAGTCTTTCAAGTTTTGCCTTTTCTTCTGCACCATAGGTACGATCACTCATAGGTTTCTCCTGTTAATAATAAGTAATAGTATATATGATTATTTAGATTTTGTCAAGCACTAAACGACTTTATTAATCGTTTTCGTATCTTTTTCGAGATGTTGCAATAAATTGGTCGGCCATTCTTAACCAAGCTAAGAATCTTATTGCCAAAGCATTTTTAGTTATTGGATATCCTGATTCAGGTACAATTTCTAAAAATCTATTTCTAAGTACTTTACGTTGATCTGGTTGACCGTCTTCTGGAGCTGCTACTCTTTGTGAGTTTGCGTTAACCCAGTCATTAAAATCACTTCCGCCAGCATCTTTAGCTACTCTTTGAGGAGCTTGTCTTATAAGTGTATATGCTTGTCTAAGAAAATCTAGTGCTATTGCATCACTAGGTATTTGATCAGGAATATTAGGAGCCGCTGCCATAATATCATTTACTGTTTCAGGTGTTGCTTGATTAGCTTGTTGAATATTTAGTGCTGCCCCGTCATTTTCTGGTGCAGGTCCAAATTCAATATTGCATGGCTTGCCTACATATTGCTTTAGATGATTATGAAATGACTGCCAACTTTGGCTAGGTACTCTAATATTATGTCTGAGAGCCCTGCCATTCCAAGCTGATGTTGAATAATTATCTGGAATAAATGGACCAATTTCTTTTTCTAATCTAGATTTAAGTTGTGTAGCATAACCTGGATTGTCTTTTATAAGTCCTCCGCCAATGCCAATTTTTTCTGTTGACATTGATACTAATTGACATAATATACTTGCCCATTCAGTTGAATCAAAAGAATCTTTGAATTCCTTAGCTGTAGCAAGTTGTGTATTTTCAAATATTTCTATAACTTTCATTTAAACTTCAATCCTTACTGGAATATTAAACTTTTCAAAGGTACTATTAAGTAACTGTTTAGTTTTGTCATCTATTGTACTACCATCATCAAACTCGTCTAGCAAAGACGTGCCGTTATTTTGTTCCCTATATGCATATAATAACGACAGCATTTGCTCTCTTGATTCTATTCTATTAATGCCGTCTTGTAGTTTGTTGTTATCCCAACTGAATGTGTTTTCTGCTTCTTTCCACAATGTTAAGATATCATCTCCATCTGCGCCTAAGTTATCCATTCCAAGTCCTATTGCTCCACGAGCATCAAACCCTAAAGGTTTAAGAACACTAATTAGTTTTAGTACTATAGGATCTTGTTTGCTGTCTAATGGTCTGCCAGCATTAAAGCCAGCGTTCCTTGCCATCATCCATCCACTTACACTTCGTCCACGTCTTAGGTTCTGTCTTAGATATACGGTATCACCATCATTTAGAACACCAATTCCTGAAATTGCCTGTGTTTTATCTGCAGGAACTGTAAATTTCCATATTCTGTTTCTAGCATCATGTGGTCGAATATTCATCCAATCTAATGGACCTGTTTGTTTATCTTCAGCATTGCTATTGGTTGGCTTTGGCGGGGTTCCGCCAACTGTAAATGGTTCTGTTGTTCCAGGCCAAAGTATTGCGTTGACGTTACCAAAGGGTATTACCTCTGCTTCAACACCTTGTATTTTAATAATATCTCCGTCGTTTAATGTAGTATCATAC